CCGGTAAGTATCTCCTTGGAGCACCTGCGTAGTCATCCCCAGGAGGCGATTGACGATTGCCTGGATCTTGTTGCTCGCGTCCACGTAGCCGTTCTTCGAACCTCGAACCATCACCTGGACCGAAGGCTCATTTAAGAGCAAGTGAGGATAGGGGGGACGTCCGCCAGTCCTGTTCACAAGGATAACTGTATCGGGCGTGCTCGGGAGTGCTCCAAGATACACACCCCATCCAGTAGTGGCTCCGAACGTACCGAGAGGAGTTCCCCCCACGATTACGTCCTTAACACAGATGGCTGGATCTTTCATTCGTTACATCCCCAGTGCTGAAGCGTAGTCGACGGCTAACGACGTGAGGAAACTATCCATCTCCTCCTCGAGGGCCGACTGTAAGTACTTGGCTCGGGTCGGCGGATTGTGGTTGAGCCACACGTATTCGTGTACCAACGCAGCGTACCACGCAGTAGAGTTGCCGTAGGTGATCGACCCACGAACGTTACCTGGACCTCCTTCTACCTCAAGGATCGCCGACTCGGACAAGCGGCCCGACTTATACGGTACGTACTCCAGACTCTTGTCGAAAACAGGCTCAAGTGCATTCCTGACAGCGTCGGGCGTTACGCTGTGAAGTTGTCTGATGATCCCTTCGTAGTTCTTAATCACAGCCGCCATGCTCTCGCGTGCAGTGATCATAGAGCTACGACGGTAGAACGCCCTTGACCCCTCCCTTACACGTCCAGGGAGTCTTGGCCTGAAATCGGCTCTGATCTTGGTAGCCATTACAACACCGCCCTTCTGACCTTATCGAGCGAACGGAGGTCAGGAATCTTGTCGTAGCGCTGGATCTTGAGCGCTCCTGTAATAGCTACAGGCGAGCTTTGAGTGACTTGGTTCCCCTGACAGAGATGATCACCGACAGCCATGTCTCGGTCTACAAAGACCACGGCCTTACTAATCAATTCCCGGCGATCTAGAGAGCCATAGAAGGTCTCCTGGCGGTCTTCCCACCGTCCATCAATCAGTAAGGGAGTAGCGAAGGTATCCCCGCCAAAGCCATCACCTCCAGTGACCCTCCACCAGGTGAGCTTGTGCGGAAGACGGCCTGAGAGGATGCCCATTAATGGCTCACTCCAGGGGATCCACATCAGGGGTACCGATCACGGTGAACTCGGCACGTCTCCTTGGACTTGCTGCGTTCGCAGACATATCCGAGAGGATCCCCGTCGTGTCTAATAAGAGAGCTTGTTGGCCAAAACGAGTCGAGCTAAAACCAGCCTTGTAAATGTCGTGGAATCGCTCCGTCGCCTCACCGATTTGAACGGCGGCTAACGGCCCTTTCTCCCACGCGAGAGTCGCAAAGTGCGCGGCTAGGTAAAGCTCGATACTCTTGAGCGTTGCTTCCGAAGGCCCTTGACCAACGAGGTTCTCCGTGACTAGAGTAGAAGCGACAGGGATGGCAGCAACAATCGCTGCACTCGCCGCGTCGGGGAGTCCAGCAATGTCGCGAACTTCCGCTTGGCCTACTCTAGCCACGTAGAGCTCCCGTTATTTGGCAGCTGGTTTTGTCGCGACTGGACCCGGTTTCGTCGCCGGTACCAGCGCCGATTTTGCCGACACTTCGGCCTCGGCCTCGGACTCGTCCTCGATGACGGGTATGAACTTGTTTGGGAACTTGGCAGCTTCCGATGCCGACATCTCGAGCTGATCGCCTTGATTGAAGGTCTTCTCCGAACCGTCGGCTTGACGTTGGTGGTGTTTGCCTGCTGCGACTTTGAACTTCGCCATGGTGATCTCCTAACTGGTTGACTGCAGTGCGAACAAATGGTGGAGGGTCTCAGCCCCCCACCATTCCGTTGCGGTTGCCCGTTGCGCTCCTGAACGTCAGGTCGCTTACGTGTAGTGCACGACCCCCGACTGGCCCGTCTGATCGGACTTGATGCGTGGTGCACCGATCATCATGACCTTGAAGTGGATCATCATGCCGCCGTGCGAGTCCCACATCACGGTCGTGGGCTGCAGGCCATCCAGCCAGTCGACGACGTCCGAGGACATCTGCACCAGCAAGACTTCTGCGCCGGTGCCAACTTGCGTTGTCGGACGGATCGCTGCGATCTCCGGAACTTCCAGCAGACGCGAGATGATCGACTTGTCGCTAGCCGCCTTGAAATCGCCGAGCAGTCGAACGTAGGACGCAACACTGACGTACACGACGTACGGACCGAACATGTTGTCGGCCACGGCCTTGGCGATCATTGCCATCAGGTCGGTCAGGATCACTTCACCGGTCGTGGTGCCGAGATCCCAGTCCGTCGTGGTTGAACCCGTATTACGGGAGGGATGGTTCTTGTAGCCGTAGATCGTACCGCCACCGGCTACCACGCTCGCGCCGTTGAACACCATGTTCTCGGCTGCATCCGCGACCTTGCGAGCCGCGATCGCTGCCATCGTGGTATCGACTGGCTGACCCATACGACGCCCCGACTCGAGGTTCCGCAAGGACAGTTGGAAGTCCTTGTGGATGATCGGCAGTGGCGTGTTCACCTGGCTGAACAGCACCCGGTCACGCTCGCCTTCCGCCAGACCCGTCATGTTGATATCGGCGGCCGACATGTCGCTCGACGTCTCGTGCTGGACGATCGTCGTGCCCATCGCGTTGGCGATCGGCATACGCAGACCCCGCGTCAGCAGGTCGCCTACTGCTACGAGTCGCGGACGGGCGATCTCAATCACAGTGCGGTCGAACAGCAGCCACTCCTCCTTGCGGAGTACATCGTTGGTGCGGAGGGCGTTGACATTGAGCCCGTTCGCCATGAGCCTTGCGGCCACGGAGCCCGGCTGGTACTGACCGCCCTGCACCAGTCCTTCGACTTGGTTCGGATTCATGAGGTTCCTTTCCTTCCTTTCCTGAGTTGGACTGAACTGGGACCTAGACGGTCTCGACTTTGATGCGTACCGGCGTACCACCGGCGGAGTTGTCCACGGCTTCAAGCGCCCTTGCGCAGACTCGGCGCAGATTGGCCACCGTTACCGCGCCGGCAGTCACCTTCTTCAGGGTGCCGTCGCCGTTGCTCACCAGCTCATCGCCGATGACGACAGCCAGAGCGCTCGCTGGCAGGAGCGCATAGATCTCGGCGCCGGGCAGTGGGATGACCGCCTGGACTCGCTCGGTCGCGATGTACGCGGAGCTGATGTCCTTGCCGACGAAGTCCTTCTCGAGGGCGAACATCGGATAGGCGTTGCCTTCCGCCGTTCCGTGAACCGCGAACTGCTTGGACGTATTGTACATGATCAGGTGTCCCGGGGTGATGCCTGCGGCTGCGGCGGCCTCTTTGACTTGGCCTTCGCCCTTCAGCCAGATGGTATTGCTTGCCATGGTAGTGCCCTTTCAGGGTTGGTTCGTGTATTTGCGTCGACTATGTGACGACTTGACTGCGCCCCGTCGGGGCTACGCTGCTTTCTGCTTGGCCGGGGCTGGCTCGTTCAGAGCGAACACCGGAGTCGCTGGTGTGTAGTCCAGCTGGTCTGCACCTTGGACTGCAGCCGCGGCATTCGCTGCGACGCTTCCGCCACCGGCGCCGGAGTAGTCGATCGGTTGGCCGCCGTTCAGCTTGGTGGCCATCTTCTCGAGTTGCTCCAGGGAGAAGTTCTTCAGCTCGTTGGCGTCCAGACCGACCTTGCCTTCGAGGCTCTTGATCAGAGCCGCGGCGCGATCGGTGTTGACCTTGATGATTGCCTGGAGCTGCGTCTTGACGTCGGGCTCGGCCATCTCCATCAGCTCTGCGAGCGACTTCGCCTTCTTCGGATCGACTGCCGCCGCGACGATCGGAGCCGCAGCTGGCGTTGCCGCAGGAGCTTGCACCGGAGTCGCTGGGACTACCGGTTGCGCCGCCGGCTGCGCGCCACTCGGGACTGCTTCGTTCGGTTTGCTCATGACGATTCCTTCTGAGTTGGTGGTGGTTTGTTCGACTGTGATAACGAGTGGTACGTACTTCGTTTCGGCCCTCACTTCGGTGATGTCGGAGCCCAGCGTAATCGCTCCACCCTCAGCCACCAAGTAGGTTCTCTGGTACACTTCCCACTTATACGACTGAGGATCCATGTGCGCGTACACGACGGTATCGGAGAACATCGCGAGGATCATGCACCAGCCGTTGCCGTCGTATGCTTCGGAGAGTGCCATCTCGACAGCCGATCGCTTGTCGGTATCGGAGAGTTCGTTGGTTTGCAACCCGCTCTTGGCGAAGAAGCTCTTTAGCGCCTTCAGCGTGTTGGTCTGGATCAGTTCTTCGCACTTCGCACAGTTCTGCTGCGGCTGGGCTTGCGCCATGGGAGCCTCATTCGTGGAGTTGGTGACGGTAGTATTGACTCGGGGAGCTCCGCAACCATCGGCGATACTGCACGCGCCAACGGAACCTAACGGGAGTAGCGCGAGATGATCCGGCACGATATTGCGCCAGATCGACTTGTAGTCCTTACCTTCGAACTGACCTTCTGTTCTTTCCTCCAGGGCATATAACCCTGTTGACACTTCGACCGCTTCGCCCTTCTCCAAAGCCTCGAGTTCCTTCTTCGGAGCCTTCGCCTTGTCCAGCCACATGTATGTTCGGAGTTTCTTCTTACCCTTCATGCCGGAGCCAAACAAGTGACCGATAACCTGATCTTCCCAGATCCCAGGGCTGTTTGCTGAGATCGCCTCGCCATCCTCGTTTGGGTGACCAAAGACGATCGGACGACCGTCCCAGCTCTGGGGAAAGATTCCGAATTCCTCGGATAGGGCAAGTGCGGGATGATCGGCGTTGCTGGAGTGGAGGACCCCCTCGACTAACATAATTGCTGGCACGACAAGATGATCTCGACCGTTCCACTTTCTGGTCTCGACCTTCCCGTCCTGGCCTACCTGTATTCGGACATGCTGATGTGACACTCCGTCTGCTCCGCTGTTCGTGGCCTTCTTCTTCTGATGCACCTCGCCTCGGTGAGTCTTACCTCCGATAGCGCAGTATCTGACGTACTCGCCTTCCTTCAGTCCGTGTTCCTTGTTAGGGCCACTGACCGTACGAACTGCACCACCTTCCGAAACGCACTTGTCAAATGCGGCGGGCATCAGCTCTCCTCGCTACCAGGACTTCCCATACCTCCATTATAAATGGTTCTGAGAAAGATGTCACCGGGAATTTAATGGTCAAATAATGGTCTAAACTGCATGACCTGGAGGTACTCCACTCGACCCAACGAAGCCGTGCCAGTTGCATTGGTGTCCCGGTGGTAGACCTTCGTCCTGTTCCTGAATAGAAGGCGTTAGTTGTAGGTCGTCAATTGTTGTACCGCCTACTACTTCCCATCGTACTTCCTGTCCAGCTGTGTTGCGCCCCGAGTACGGTGAGCCCTTAAAGAAGATGTAGACAGAATGCGTACCCTTCGACCCTCCGTTCTTGGCAAACGATTTAGGACAAAGGAACCTAACACCGTGAGCTTCTACCACTGCGTTCACATGCTTGAATACGATTCTCTCTGGCCGCGGAGACCACATATCTATGGAGCCGTCGACATCACGGAAGATGTAGAGGCCTTTCTCGTCCCTCTCCTGCGACGTTATCTTTTCGCAGCGTAGAAGTTGTCCGTCCAATTCAGCCAATCGCGGCATAACGGGCTCTGGAATCAAGCTGCAGGCCTTGGACCTTCCGCATGTCAGCATTCCGCTTGAACACGGAGGTCACCCTTAAGCTCCTTCTTGAGGCCAGTCGAGCAGGTCGCGAGGCAGTGGATGCAGTAGAGAACGCCCTCTACTCCTCCTACTAGTTTGATCGATACGATTGGGCCTGCAATAGTGGGGGTGCCACTAATCATAGCTGAGGGGGTAGGATCCACTCCGTCGATTACGTCGATTGTGATGGCTGCTGACACAATTGTCTCCCCAGCCGAGAGTAGATCGGTATAGTCAAAGCCGAAGGAATCTTCTTCCTGAGGGGTCTTGGGGTCGTACATTATGGTCTCCTTGTAGTGCGGATTTTACGTCCGTAAATAATCCTGATTGGGTCTCCATACACGATTCTCCGGGTACGACGACCTCGCTTAGTGTTCTTAGGAGAAGCTGGTGGCGTCGGTGGAAATGTGTATGAAACGCTGACGTCGCGAGCCTCTACCATTACGCTAGTACCTCTGATAATGCCTTTACCAGAGATAGTTGCAATGTCGTCATTATCGCTTATGGCGACTATGCCAAGAGTTTTGCAGGTTCCTGAGGATACGACGGTATCATTGGAGTCCCCCGTACTGACTGAACCCGTGATACGAACCTTAGCTGTGATAGCCGAAGTATCATTTGCTGACGCTTGGGCGAGTGTTCCTTTGGAAGTAACTTTACCTGCTATGGCAGAGGAGTCGTCACCTTCCGTGATATTCGCAAAGCCGTCGATATCCGTAGTGCCAGAAGCTGTAAGAGTGTCATCACTCTCTGTCTGAGCCATCGTACCACGGATAGCTAGTTTACCCGTAGCCGCGAGGGTGTCATTAGTTTCAGTGGCCGCTAACGTACCTGTAGTAACGTTCCCGACAGACCCGTTAGCTGCTACTGAATCAGCATCTTCCGTCCTGGCAAGTGTACCTGCGATATTTACTTTACCCGAAGCAGCAAGAGTATCAGAGCTTTCCGAGCGGGCGAGGGATCCGAGAGTCTTAGTAGTCCCACTACCTGTAAGAGTATCATCGGCCTCTGCTTGAGCAAGAGTGCCTTTAACGGTTACTTTACCCGACGAGGCAAGAGCGTCGTCAGCTTCTGTAACGTTTACTGAGCCTACGAGACCTGTACCTCCGGAGGCTGCAAGAGTATCATTTGTCGTGGTACGTGCGACAGTACCCTTGACAGTTACTTTGCCGCTTGCAGATTGTGAGTCATTTGCATTCGTTCTGGCGAGAGTCCCGACGATTACGATAGGACTATCGACCTCGAAGCCTAGAACTCCACGTTGCCTGTCTTGCTCGAGCTGTTCCTCATATGGTTCGAGGAATGGACGAGTCTCAGAATCGTCGGTAGGTATTGAACCTACGAAGCCTGAGAAGGACGGAATATCCGGTTGTTCTGTTTTAGCAAGAGTACCTGTAATGACATTGGGACCCGGATCGATTCTGAAACCAAGTGTACCAAACCCACCTTCAATAGGCAGATCGTGCTCGATACCTTCGAGCCATAGTCTTGTTTCCGGAGCATCTACTTGCTGGACAGCACCTGAAGCCACAAGGGTGTCGAACTGTTCTGTCCTTGCAAGAGTACCCGAGGTCTTAAGAGTACCACTAGCCGCAAGAGCGTCATTGGACTCAGTTACGGCAAGGGCGCCATTAAGACCCGTCCCACCGGTAGCAACTATTGTATCATCGGACTCTGTAACGTTAAGACTACCTACGATCCGAATCTTACCTACGGCTGCTAGAGAGTCATCTGCTTCGGTTTGCGACAGAGTTCCCGAACCTTGTATCTTACCGGAGCCCGTAAGAGTATCATCTGACTCTGTCTGTGCGAGAGTACCACTAGCAGTAACCTTACCACTAGCAGATTGGGTGTCATCCGCTTCGGACTGATTGACGGTACCTTTGACAGTAACCTTACCTGAGGCTGCCTGCGTGTCGTCCGACTCCGCTGCAGCAACCGCACCAGTGATACTTGGTGTGAAGTCAATTCTGAACCCGAGTGTACCATAGCCTCCCTCAGCTACGTACTCTGGCTCGATCCACTCCAAGTATGGGCGAGTCTCTGGGTCGTTAGGGAAAATTACACTACCAGTCGCCGACGACGTATCATTAGCTCCAGTGACAGCTAACGTACCCGTAACTGTAGGTTCGTCGCCAAAGGCGAGGTAGCCGATCCACTCACTCGCCGAACCGCCGGCCGTATCAACGATAGCGGTGAAGTTGTCAGTACCAAACACGCTCACGTCGCGCGTGCCGATCACCGTATCCGACGTACCGGTGAAGACGAGCGTCTGGTCATACTCGACCGCCGTACCAATCTCCACCGCGGACGAGGCAGTGGCGTTCTCGTCCATCTGGCCCATCGCACGGCGGCTGCTGGTGCTCGACGCACAGCCTAGACTAATACGATCGATGGTGGCGAAAGCCGTACCACTATCCGTCGCCATGCGGCCCTTGAAGCTCACGCCGCGTAACGTCGTCGTCGGTAATCCAGTCACTGCTGTGGTCGCGCTCGCGGTTCCCCCATCGATGGTGAAGCCACCAGCGCGCCACGCACCACCCTTGATCGCCATGTAGATGTACTTGCGACCGGAAACCGGCGTACCAGCCCACGTCAACTCAAACTGATTCGTACCGAAAGCCGTGAGCGCCGCGCGACTGTTGGTGGTGCCACCTGCGACCACGCACATTGCAATGCAGTTGTTACTCGAGCCGTAGCCATCTGTATCCATCGTGCCGGAAGCATCATCGGCATTGCCCGATACCACGCACTGATTGCTTGGGCCTGTTGCAGCACCGGAGCAAAAGCCGCTATCGCCCGCGAAGCCGGTACCGACCGCTGCTGTGGATTGGCACCCGGCGAGCATCACGACCTGGTTTATACTATTACCAGCTGTAAATCCTGTCGCGCTATAGGACTGCGCACCCGCCGAGGCCGGTTCAGTAATATCGCCAATGGTGACTTGAAGGTTGCCGCCATCGGCAAAGGCCTCCCAGAACAGCGTCATCGCCGCAGGCAGCACATCGTCCACGATCAACTGGAAGCCGTCCGAGTTGACCGCGTTGATGTCTACTTTGCCGTCGATGCCTCCAGCACCATCGGTGGTCACCACACAGCAGTCGTTCGCCGCTACGCCTCCGCAGTTGGAGGTCGCCGCCGTGTCCTGCGAGAAGCTGCCGATTGCCCTACGAACGGAAGTGCTAAGTGCGTAGCCTTCACCACGCCGCATGTTTACCGCACCAGATTCAGCGTCAGTAGCGCTGTTGATGCCTGTCCACCAAAAGCGGATGGCCTCTGGCTGGAACGATAGACCGCTCACCGTGAAGGTGGTGCCTATTGCTCCTGTGGTAAGCTGAATTGCGCCATGCGCGTAACTTGTAGCCATTGCGCTCCCCTCTTTTAAGAGGTCAGGTGCACGCTACTGGACAGACGGCTACTCCCCAGTATCTCTGCTCCTTGCAGTTGATAGTTTGGAACTTCACTTACTTCCTAAGCCTCTACCATTGAGAGGATGCGAGTTGTGACCGGCGGTTCTTCGCCACCGCCCTCGTCTGGCAGAGCCGGTTGCGCATCATTAGTTTTCAGGAACCACACGCTCTCATCGTAGTCGGTGATGCAGACACAGCCGCCGAGGCGCTCCACGTAGAGGAATTTGTTGAACAAGTGCGTTGCTGCACTGATCCCGGCACCACCTGAGGTTGTCATGGCCGTAACAGTCCACGTTGCCGCATCTATCTTATAGACCGTACCTCCGGAAGAACCGCTCTTTTTATACAGAAAAGCATCAAGCGCAAGTACGTACACCATCGCGTTCTCGGCATCCGAGATGTTGGACGCCTCCGCACCTGAGTAATTGATCTGCGTAAACGTCCCGGCATCCACATCGAACACATGCTTTATCAGCGACGGCCCAAGCGCGGTTCCGGCGAACAGGAATCTGCGGCGCTTGCTGTCGAACGCCGATGCGACGTTCCAGCCGTTTCCAGGCTCGTTAGAGACTGGCGACAATGTGGTGAATGTATTGGCGGCGCGGTTGAAGCGCCTGAACACGTCCTCCATGATGTAGGCGTTGCCGGTGTGCGAGTCATAGGTGATCGCGCCTGTCGCAACCTGCGGGCTGGTATCCGGGTGCGTGTCGTGGGCGTTATAGCTATTCGCCCCGATGTTGTACGAGTCGGTCTGCGGCAGGAAGCCGCCGTTGTCCCAAAACGACCCGCTGAAGAACATGAAGCGGTCATCTAACTCGTTCCACGTAGCGCCGTAGTAGGTGTGGCGCGATGCTGGACGCCCGTCGTTGTAGTAGTCGGTCTGCCCGGCGGGAATGTCTCCGTTGACTGTGGACTTCAGAATTTCCGCCCACGCCGGGACTTCGACATCCAGCGCGAGTTCATCAACCTCGTTCCCGGCGTAGTCAGAATGCCCGCCGTTCGCCACCGAATACACCCGGCCAGAACGCTGATCGACGACGAACGATGTCCACGCCTCAATCTTGGCGATCGGACCAATACTTCCAACGGGCGTTGGAGATGGGGCCACGGTACTCAACGCCGTGTTGGGTATCTGATACCAGTCTCCAACGGCCAAATCCTTCACCCACTGCGGAAGATTGTTGCCGTAGATCGGCACAGCCCGCCCTGCGATGATTGCACCAATATCCGGTGCCGCGCCCGTATAGCCGTCAGTCACACCAGCAATCACTGCACCAGCAGCTTTAGCCGCATCGCCACCTGATAGTGTCGGCGTATAGGTAGCGGTAACTTCTGTGAGGTAATTCGCGCCCAGCGTCACCGTCGCCGTCCACGGGTTGCTCACCGTGATGACATCATTGGTGTGCGCCTTGGTCGCGCCGCTGAAGATCGGCGTCGAGTTCCCGATGTTGGCCTTGATGTCGGCAAGGTTGCTGTAGGCCACGTCGTTCAGCGTGAACTGGTTGTTCGGATACCAGGCATTGTTCGTGAGGTCGATCGGATTGTTGTCCACAAACGAGATGTAGGTAGTCCGACCGCTGCCTCGATAGACGAGGAGGTTGTTCTGGTAGCCCCAAGACTGCTGCGCGTTGCCCCCGCCGTCACCTGAGTTGTACCACCCGGATTCGACCTGCACCGTGTGGCTGGTGACGACGATGGTGTTGTTGTAGAGGAATTGCCCGCTGCCGGAGGTATTCCACTTCTGCGTCTGCCTCCCGACATTGACAGCGATATTGCGACAGGCGATGAACGGCCCACCATAGAGCGGGTCGAGCGAACTGAACGTCATCGAATTGTGGCTGCGGTTGTCGTAGAAGGTGACGTTGCGCACCGCCTCGTCAACCTCGATCAAATCGTCGCAACTATTGCGGATGTCGAGGTTGTGGTAGTGACAGTTCTTCGTGCTGCTCGCGCCGGAGTACGTTACCGCGATGGTGTCTCCAAAGCCTTTCAGCGTGCAATTCCAAGCTGAATTGCCATCGCCCGAAAGCTGCAAGCCGCAGTCGTTCCAGGTGATGTTGGTGTCCACGAAGGACGCGTTCCAAAGGTTGTTGCCTACGCCGATGCAGTCGTAGACGAGGATGCCCGTAACGTCATGGTCTCCGCTGATGACGGCCTGATCGATGCCCGACATCGTGACGTTGCGCACCGTGATGAACGACTGCGTGTGCGCGGAACTCAAGTAGATGCCGATGGAGCTTGCGGCGGTGCCTGAATCGGATCCTGATCCCACGATGCTGAGATTCTCGATGATGAGCCAGTCGGAATCCTGGACGGCCAGGACCGCCCCGGTGGTATCCGTCAGGATCACGCCTTCGCGCGTGGCTCCTCTGATGTAGATCGGGCTAGCTTCACTCCCGTTGGCGTTGATGGTGATGCCGGAAAGGCTGTAGCTTCCAGCCGCCAATTCCAGAACGCTGCCCGCCGACAGTGAATCAATCTTCGTTTGCAGGTTGTCTGATGTAGTGGCAGTCACCGTAGGCTTGCCTGCGCGCGGTGGCAACTTGCGCGTGGTGAAGGTGACGGTCTGCACTTGCGGCGCGTCCGCTGCGTTATCGAGCGTGACCTCAACCTCATAGGGTGTATTTGGCTTGAGGCCCATGATCGTCCACGCGAAGCAGTCCACTGGAGCGCCCGTGGAATTGGTGCGATACAGATTGTGCCCTGTCACATAGGCGCCCTCCTGACCGAGCGCGGCTGGGCTGGCCGTGTTCTTCTGTCGATACCGCATGGCACAGGTGGTATCGGAGTCTGCTGCTGTGATCGGAACTCGAAGCGCGATCTGGTGAGGAGTGGCCTCTCCATCATGCACCAGCGTTCCGACTGTGAGTGTCATGGTCTACGCAGCAACGATATGGACGCCCGCAAGCGCTTGTTCGGTGCCACCTGTCGGGTTGAAGGTGTGAAGATTCGAGGTCCCGCCGAGTTGGTAGCTTGCGCCACCACCTGGCCCGAACGGAGAATTCGCAAAAATCTCGTTGAAGTTCATCACGGGATTGTTGCTGTTCGCGCAGAACACGGCGACACTTGCTCCGTTAGCATCCGAAGGT